CTGTCAGCTGACAGAAGACCAGATGATGCGGGTCCGCAATCTTGGAAAGAAAAGCTTTGACGAAATTAGAAAAATCATGAAAGAAAACGACATGCAGTTTGCAATGGAGGAAACGATATAATGGCAATACATGAATTAAAAATAGCACCAAAATGGTATGAAGATGTCGCAAGGTGGGCGAAGAACTTTGAGGTCAGAAACTGTGAAGATAGGGAGTTCAAGGTCGGAGATACCCTTATCCTCAGAGAGTGGAACAGAGGAAAGTACACAGACAGACCGCCTCTTGTGAGAAAAATTGAATATGTCTACAAAGGCGATGGAACATACGGGCTATCAGAAAAGTGGTGCATTTTGGGAATGAAGAAAGAGCCGATTGTAATAGAAACGAAAGCCGAAGAAGAAGCGAAGATGAAGGAAGAACAGGCCAAAGCAAGCGGAAGGTGGGAAGAAAGAAAGGTTGCTGACGGAAATAGTATCGAAGACTGGCAAAGCGCAAGGTGCTCCGTTTGCGGAAAATACCACACCACGCCATATTTTTATACATTTTACTACTACAAATACTGCCCGCATTGCGGCGCAAGGATGGAGACGAAATGAACGAGGTTTTGAAAGCAAAAATAATGAGATTGCAGACATACAAGATGCAGGAAGGGGAACGCACGGTCTATGTTGAGCGCAACGACGTACTGAACGCGATCACAGAGACTGAGGGCAAAGACCCGGCAACGGAAACGACAGGGCTGTGGGCGTATTTTTTCTGCCCAGTTTGCCATCAGGCGCTGGTATACAAACAAAATTATTGCAACAATTGCGGGCAGATGATAACCTGGACAAATTGAGAGCGGAGAAGGGGCAAAAAATGAATGTTGCGATCATACGGAAAGAGGACATGGAACTGGTGGCGACCATACAGGGCGAGAACATTGTCTGCCACAAAGATTTTATTGCAATAGAATACCCGGCGAATCAAAAACAAGAGTTTTTAGAGATTGACGGAAAAATCTACTTGCACCCACGATATAAAACACAGATTGAAAGGAAATGAAAATGGGGATTGCACTATTAATGGCGGGGCTTGCATTATGTTTCGGGCTTTTTGGCCTTATGATTGTATTTGTATTGCAGGCCGACAAAGAAGAAAGAGAAAGGCAGAAAGAAGATGACGAAAGCGGAACTGAATATTGAATATTTACCTGTTGCAGACTTGAAACCATACGAGAAGAACACGAGGCACCACGAAGAACACGACATTGACCAGATCGCTCGCAGTATAGAAAAATACGGTTTTTCAGACCCGATCGGCATATGGGGGAAGCAGAACATCATCGTGGAAGGGCACGGGCGTGTGCTTGCAGCGAAGAAACTCGGTCTTGATACGGTACCAGTGATCAGGCTTGACCACCTGACCGATGAGCAGCGCAGGGCATACGCGATCATGCACAACCGAACCGCAGAGCTGTCAAGTTGGGATTTTGAAATGTTGGAACAGGAACTCGCAGACCTTGACCTGGCGGAGTTTGATTTTGAAATTGACGAATTAAACATTACCGCTGCCGATTTTGATGACAATGCCGAATTGGATGAAGTGGAGGTGCCGGAAACACCCGAAGAACCGAAAAGCAAATAGGGACAGGTGTATAAACTCGGCAACCACAGACTCATGTGCGGAGACAGCACCTCTGCGGAAGATGTCGGAAAGCTTATGGACGGAAAAGAGGCTGACCTTCTTCTCACAGACCCGCCTTATAATGTCAACTACCAAGGCGGAACAGACGATCAGCTAACGATTGAAAATGACAACATGGATTCCGAGAGTTTCCAAGAATTTCTATTTTCTGCTTTTACGAACGCACACGAAAGCCTGCGTCCGGGCGGTGGATTTTATGTTTGGTATGCAAGCCGTGAGGTTGTCAACTTTGTAACGGCTTTAAACAGAGCGGGGCTTGAAGTAAGGCAGGAACTGATCTGGAATAAGAACAGCCTTGTCCTCGGACGGCAGGATTACCAGTGGAAACACGAGCCTTGTCTTTACGGATGGAAAGAGGGTGCGGCGCATTACTTTGTCGAGAACAGAACGTTGACAACAGTCATGGACTTTAACCGACCGACTGTCAACCGGGAGCATCCGACAATGAAACCAATAGACCTTGTCGGGCATCAGATAAAGAACAGCACCAAGAAAGGCGATCTGGTGCTTGACCTTTTCGGCGGGTCTGGATCTACGCTGATTGCATCGGAGCAGCTCGGACGGAAATGCTGCACAATGGAATATGATCCAAGGTATGTGGATGTCATCATCAAGAGGTGGGAAGATTATACAGGGAAAAAGGCGGTGTTGCTTAGTGACTAAAGAAGAGTACATTCAACTTGTAAAAACCGATGCAAAAGCAAGAAACGCAGCCCTTGCGGTTGCGTGGGTGGTTATAAAAACTTTTCCTATGTTGGCAAATCCAACCTCGGAGTTTTTTGAATTGTGTGTGGGGGGGGGGTAGAAAATAAACCACCAAATAATAACAGCGAAAACAAAGAAAAAGGAGATTAAAAATATGTTTGAAAAAGTAAATCCTGCGCACCCAGACAAGGTGGCAGACAGAATCGCCGGAGCAATTGTAGACCTTGCGTACAGACATGTGGAAAATCCCAAAATAGCGGTTGAAGTGCTAATAGGGCATGGAGAATGCAATGTGATTATTGAATCGGATTTGGCAATTGAAAACGATATCTGTTTCGATGATGTCAAACAAATCGTGAAGAGAATAGTGGGAAAGAATATAAGGCTGAAACTTAACAACTACTTCCAGGATGTGCATCTTGCAGAGAACCAGGCACACGGATTCCGATGTGGTGACAATGGCATCTTTAAGGGAGTGCCGATTACCACGGAACAAAGATGGCTTTCACAGATTGCCCATGGTATCTATGAAAATTACCACAGTGATGGGAAGTATGTCATGGACATGCAGAAGGAAAAGTTGATAATCTGCCAAAGCAATGCTCCGACAGATATTCTTAGGCAGGAACACCCGGATGCGATCATAAATCCGCTCGGTGATTGGACGGGCGGTATCAATGTTGATACTGGAGCAACAAACCGCAAGTTAGGGTCTGACATGGGTGATGCGGTGACTGGCGGCGGTCTGCACGGCAAAGACCTCTCCAAGGCTGATGTTTCGGTGAACATTTATGCGCACCTAAAGGCACAGAAAACAGGAGAAATTGTAATGCTAAATTGTGCTATCGGAGACGATACGATAGATGGAAAGCCCTACTCTGAAATCGTGGAAATTGCGAGAAAATACATCGAGTCACTCGGTGGTTTTGAGAAACTTGCAGAGTGGGGGTTGATTTGAAAGGATGTGGTTTAATGGCAAGGAAAGAAGATAATCTTGTGAAAGGTTCTGAAGCACATAAACTAACAGCCGAAGAACAGTCGATGGGCGGAAAGACATCAGCGGAGGCGAGAAGAAAGAAAAAAGACCTGCGCATGTGCCTCGAAATGCTTCTCGAAAAGGATATCACAACAAAAACCGGAGAGACAATCAGCGGTGCGGAAGCGATATCGGTGAAACTTTTTGAACAGGCGCTGAAAGGCAACATAAAAGCGTTTGAAACAGTACGATCCACAGTCGGACAGGACCCTGTGCAGAAAATAATGGTTTCAGAAGTAGAACAATCAGTCATTGACGAAGTAGAAGCAATAGTCAGAGGCGAAGCGCCGAAAGAGGAAAGCAAACCAGAGAGCCGGAAAGCGACAGCACCAAAGCCGAAGAAGAACAGCGGCGAAGTGTTGAAGATTGACCCGGACACAGGAAAGGTCGTCGCGAGATACACCACAGCAGCGGAAGCGGCAAGGGAAAACGGCATCGACCGTTCCAATCTTGCGAAAGCGATCAAGAACGGCAAAAAAGCCGCAGGCTTTAAGTGGGAGAAGAAGAAATGAACAGAAAAGAAGCCGTGTGCTTTTTGAGAGACCGACCTGCAGACTTCGGAAAGATGGTCGGTTTTACGAAATTACAAGATCTGCACAATGAGTGGATTCAAGATATGGTCAGAGGAGAAGAGGACGAAACCTTGCAAGCACATCGAGGTTCTTACAAGACTACATGTGTGTCTATTGCGCTTGCAGAAATATGCATACTGCTGCCGAATGTTCGGACTATGTTTATGCGTAAGACCGACAATGACATCAAAGAAGTTATCAAACAAACGCAAAAAATCCTTCAAGATCCACATACAATGTATTTATCCCAATGCATATATGGGGTACAAGTAAAGTTGATTACTTCCAGCTCAACGGAAATCAATACCAATCTTACCAATGATCCAAGAGGAACAAGTCAACTTGTAGGTCTCGGCATGGGAACATCTCTCACAGGAAAGCATTTTGATAAAATTTTTACAGACGATATTGTTAACATTAAGGACAGAGTTTCAAAAGCTGAAAGAGATCAGACGAAACTAATCTACCAGGAATTGCAGAACGTCAAGAATCGGGACGGGGGGAGAATATTTAATTCCGGCACGCCGTGGCATCCCGAGGATGCATTTACTCTGATGCCAAAACCGAAAAAATACAATGTGTATCAAACCGGACTGATTTCGGCGCAGGAAAGAGAAGAAATAAAAAGCAAGATGCTTGCATCTTTGTTTGCGGCCAACTATGAATTAAAGCACATTGCATCAGAGGATGTTATTTTTACAAATCCGCAGATCGGCGCAGACCCAAGTTTGGCAGAGCAGGGCATCACGCATGTCGATGCTGCATATGGTGGGTCTGATTATACAGCAATGACTATCATTAAAAGGCGGAATGATAAGTATTACGTTTATGGAAGAGCCTGGCAAAAAAGCGTTGAAGTGGTGGAGGATGATATTGTTAAACTGCATCATAGTTTTATGGCGGGGAAGGTGTACTGCGAAGACAATGCTGATAAGGGTTTTCTTGCAAAAGAATTCAGAAAAAAAGGACTGTCTGTTATATCATATCATGAAAGTGTCAACAAATTTGTAAAAATAACATCTTACTTGAAATTTGAGTGGAAAAATGTTATATTCGTAAAAGGGACAGACGAGGAATATATCAATCTTATTTGCGATTACAATGAAGAGGCAGAACATGATGACGCGCCGGACTCTTTATCAAGTGCATTGCGGATTTTGAGCAAGAAATCCGATGATAATTATACGCCGTTGTGGAATTAAATCGAAAGGAGAAAAGAACAAAATGAACGATTACACTTTTCAGGACTTGCTTGCAGTAGGTGAAGACGAGGAAAAGAGAACGGAATTTTGTATGAATGCAATCTTTGCACATCAGAACTCTGACAAATATAAAGAGGCTGAGATTGCAAGGGAATATTTCAAGAAAAGAAATGTGACAATTAACCAATATCGAAAGCTTTTATACACAATTACTGGTGAGGCAGTTCCAGATAATTTTAGCGCAAATCACAAGTGCGCATCGGGTTTTTTTAGAAGATTTGTTGTGCAGCAGGCACAATATCTTCTTGGCAATGGTGTCATTTTTACAGATGATGAAATCAAGAAAAAAATAGGCGGTGACAAATTTGATCTTGTTATAAAAAAAGCTGGCAAGGAGGCTTTGATATCAGGAGCTGCTTATGGATTTTTCAATCTTGATAATGTAAAAATATTTAAACTTCGTGAGTTCGTTCCGCTTGAAGATGAGGAAGACGGCGCACTTAAGGCTGGTATTCGCTTTTGGCAGATAACAGCCAACAAACCTCTGCGATTCACTCTGTACGAATTGGACGGATATACGGAGTATATCAGAAGGGGAAACGGCAAGCCAGAAGTAATGAGACCCAAAAGACCGTACATTGTCAATGTCCGAATAGAGGGTAATTCCGCTGAGGGTGAAATTGTCGATGGCAGAAATTATCCCGGATTTCCTATTGTTCCATTTTATGCGGATGATGACAGGGAATCACTCCTTGTTGGAATGAGAGAAAATATCGATTGCTATGATCTTATCAAGAGCGGATTTGCCAACGACCTCGATGATGCAAGTCTTATTTTTTGGACTCTGCAGAACGCATCCGGGATGGACGATATGGACCTTGTGAAGTTTGTTGAAAGAATGAAGACTGTCAAGGCCGCAGTTGTCGATGACGGTGCAAAGGCCGAGGCGCACACAATGGATGTGCCATACCAGTCGAGAGAAACCTATCTTACAAGGTTGGAGGCTGACCTTTATCGCGATGCAATGGCCTTAAATGTAAATCAGATTTCCGGCGGAAACATTACTGCGACCGCAATAATGGCGGCATACGATCCTATGGACGGAAATGAAAATGAATTTGAAGATTGCGCAGTTGAATTCGTGGACGGAATCTTGGCTCTTGCTGGATATGATGAGAATGTAGATTATTCGTTTAAGCGTTCCAGAATTGCCAATCAGACAGAAGAAACTAACATGGTGCTGGCAGCGGCTCAGTACCTTGATCACGAAACTATACTTAGACACTTACCCTTTCTTGCGGCTGACGAGATCGACGGAGTTCTTGACCGAACCACCAAGGAAGAGGCAGAGAGATATAAAGACATAACAAACGAAAGTGAGGAAACAGACGATGAGCAGAATACCTGATTGCAGAAAAGACGAGAATTACAATGAAAAATACTTGAACGGCAAAGACAAAGGTTTTATTGGTGGATTTGATTGTGCGGTGGAATCTATGAACTGCTTTTTAGAAGGGAACACCGATGTTTTCCCGGAATTCGCAGAAAGATTTTGTGAAAAAGATATCGAACTAATAAAGAAATGCCTCAACACATGGGTGGAATCGTCACGAAATGAACTCATAACCACAATGATAGATGCAATGGATGATGATGAGTACGATACCATTAAGGAGAAGGTGGATGGACGATTTAAGGAAGAAGTCGGACAAGGAATTGACGAGAATTGAAAAGGCATTGACAAAGATTTACAAAGAGGCTGAAAAGGAAATTTCTGAAAAATGGGAAAAATATATGAAGCAAGCCGAAAAGCGACTTGCTCCTTTGGAAAAAGCCTACGAGGATGCAAAGCGCAGCGGAGATGAGGATTTAATAAAAAAGACTGGTTTTGAACTTGGCAAGGCAAAAAAACTCGAAACAGTACAGAACAATCGTTTTAAAGCAATGACTGAGGAGACCGCTGCCAGACTTACCAATGTCAACCAGGTAGCACTGGACTATGTCAACGGCAATATGCCGAAAATCTACACCATGAATTACAATGAAACTTTGGGCGAAATCGAAACGGAAATCGGCAAGGTGGGAGTTAGCAGGTCTTTTTCTTTAATGGACGAAAACACTGCAAAAAACCTTGTAAAAAGCGACACTTCATTGTTTCCGCAAAAGGTGATTGACAAGGCAAAAGACAAAAAATGGAATTTGAAGTCGATTAACAGCCAGGTTCTCCAAGGATTGCTCCAAGGCGAAAGCATCCCCAAGATATCGAAACGGCTGCAAAATGTGACCGATATGAACTCGGCAGTGGCCACAAGAAATGCACGAACAATGTGTACCGCTGCCGAAAACAACGGAAGATTATCCGGGATAAAAGAGGCAGAAGACAAAGGTATAGTGTATGAGAAACAGTGGATGGCAACCCACGATGACCGCACGAGGGAAAGCCACCAGGAACTGGACGGAGTAAGTGTGCCCGTTGACGAAGAATTCCCGAACGGCCTGCAATACCCCGGAGATCCAGACGGCGAGCCGGAACAAGTTTGGAACTGCCGATGCAGCATGGTTCGGAAACTAATCGGATTCAGGAAAAAGGACGGAAGCATCAGCGAGGTCGGAGAGATACACCAGTACAACCCCGACTATTTCCAAACAGCGGAGCCGGAACAGGCAGCGCAAGCCGAACAGAACGAAAAGGGCAAAGAAAAATCCGAGCCTGTAAAGGTTGAGGATTTGAGCGAAGAACTGCAAAAAACTTTGTACGACTACACCGACGGAAAATACGAAGATATCTGTTCGTATTCGCAATATTTGGAGAACGGCGACAAGGACATAAGCCCTTCGGGTTTTGTAAGCAGCAAGGAAAAGTGGGAAAGAGACAGACTGCCGGACATTGACGCAAAGACGCGAGAACAGGCAAAAAAAATCGCAGAAACTATCAAGAATCAGCCGACCACGGACGAAAAGCTGTGGCGAATTGAAAGAGAAACCACACCCGGAAAGGAAGGCGATGTTTTGACATTCGGCATAAAATCAACATCCGCCTCGTCCGATTTTGTAAGCGCAACCACGAGCGGCGAAATGGAAGGGTTCAGCAATTTTGACTTTTTGGGAAAATCAAACACAGGAGCGTGGACGGAATACCGCTTCGCAAATTCAAAAAGCCTGGATATTTCACAAATATCAAAATACCCCGACCAAAACGAACGCCTGATTTGTGGAAATTACAAAATCGTTAAAACCGAAACAATAGAAGCGCAAAAAGCCGGGTGGACATCAAAGGAAATCAAAATTGCAGATGTTGCGGAAAATGTAGAGCATTTCACATCAAAAAGCGGAAAAGAAATGGTGCGGTACACATACGACGGAAAGAACATGACGGACACGGTGGAAAAGTTTGAGAGCCGAACCGAAAGAAAAGAAACATGGTCTGACGGCGTATGGGGGCGAAAAATTGTTTATTTGGAGGTTGCAGAATGAAGAAAAAAGAAACAGCCGACATTTTGAAAAGGATGATCGGGCAGGGAAAACCCACGACCGAAAAAAAACAAAAGGAGAACGAAGATGGCAAAAGTCGCAGACGTAAAACTGACTGACAACAGCGCGGAGATCTTGCAGGCCGCAAAGGAACAAATTGCACTTGGGCTGGAGGCAATAGGCGGACAAATGGAACTTCATGCAAAAGAAAAATGCCAGGTCGATACAGGGCGACTCCGAAACAGCATCACTTTTGCAACGAGCGGAACACAAGGAAGTGCCAACACCTCCGGCGGAGCAGAGGCAAAGCCGGAGGACTATGCTCAGCACGGAAGAGCGGAAGAAAACGAAGTTGTGGTCGGAACAAATGTTGAATACGCACCCGAACAAGAGTATTATGGCAAAAAAGCACACTTTTTGAAAAACGCAGCCGCAGGGCATAGCGATGAATACAAAAAAATACTTGAAGCCGCTCTCAAAGCCTAAAAAAACACTTGACAAATTTGTGTTTTTGTGATATAGGAGAAAATAGAATCTAATGGCAAAGAAAAGCCACCGCAGTAAAGGAGAAACAATATGAGTTTGACGAGAAAATTCCTCAAAGCAATGGGGATAGAGGACGAGAAAATTGATGAGATTATTTCTGCACATTCCGAGACAGTAAATGCATTAAAAGAGCAGCTTACAGAGTTCAAAGAAAATGCTGAGAAACTTCCTGATGTTCAGAAGGAATTGAACAAATTGAAGGAAGAAAAAAAGAAGCTTGAAGAGGCGGGCGAAAAGGATCCTTACAAGGTCAAATATGATGCCATCAAAGAGGAATTTGATAACTACAAAAAAGACATTAAAGCCAAAGAAACGAAAGCATCCAAAGAAAAGGCCTATGAAAAGCTTTTAAAAGATGCAGGCGTCAACGAGAAAAGGATCGCTGCAGTTCTCAAAGTTTCAGACATTGACAAAATCGAATTTGATGAGAACGGAAACGTTAAAGACTCCGATACTTTAACAAAATCCATCAAAGAGGAATGGGCTGATTTTATAACCACCACCGAGACGAAAGGTGCTAATGTTTCGAATCCTCCGGGTCAGGGAAACGCAGAAGCAAAAAAGCCAAGCAAGGCTGCTGAAATTTACAAACAGCATTACACTTCGCTCTATGGAGAGCAGAAAGGAAACGAAAAATGAGTTTTATTCAGAAAGAAATTACTGGCAATGCCTATGCGCCTGGATATTTCCTTGCACACGAAGATTGCGTAAGAGAGACCAGACAGTTTGCACAGAACAGTGCTCTTGTGCAGACTACAGACGAAGGCGGAAAATATGTTCCGATGGGAACTGCTTATCCCACCAACGATGGAAATGCAATTGGCATTACCTATGAAGATGTTGACGTTACTACAGGCAATATGCCTGGCTCAGTAGTAATAAAGGGTGTTGTTTATGAGGATAAGCTTGCAGTCACAGGTGAGAGTTACGATTCAGTGACTCCCGAAACAGGTGATAACCCCGCTGAAAAAGGCTGGTATGAGAGAAGCGGAAGTGCAGGTGCTTACGTTTACACTCTTACGACTGACACTACAGTTGGAGAGGGCAAGACTTATTACGCTAAGTCTGATGTGAGAATTGCAAGTGCCGCTAAAACCGCTCTTGAAGCAAAAGGATTTGTATTTCTTACATCTCCTCAGGTAACAAGAGGCTCGGAATCGTAAAGAAAGTGAGGAAATGAAAAATGGCAAAGTGGGAAAATAATATTCTTGGCTTTATACCGAAAGAAGACTGGCTGGACATTCCGTTTAATCCGGCAAGACCCAACGATCCTGTTGATGCGCTTTTCGGTGATGAAAAAACCGACAACATTGTAGCTAAATGGCAGAGCATTGCATCACAGTATCAGATTCCAGTAATGGCTCAGTTCCATAGCTTTGACGTGGAATCGCAGACCACTGTCAGAGTGCCTATCGATACACACAATATCGAAAAGGGACTGATCAAAGTTAAAATAAATCAGAGTGAAAGAATGAGGGCACTGCTCAGAGCAGGCGTGCAGCAGGATCAGCTGTATGATTATGTGGTTAATGACGGAATTAACCTTGCAGAACAGGTCATCACTCGCTCAAAAGTTGCAAAGAATGAACTTATGGCAACGGGTAAGGTTACAATCAAAGAAAACAACCTCGACCTTACTGTTGACTATGGAGTTCCTGCCGATCAGACCGCATTTACCCTTGATCTTGCAACAACTGCTGACATTGATGCGCAGCTCGAAACAATTTTTGACAAAGCTGACGAAAGAGGCGTTGTCATTACAGGCATGATGACTTCCAAAAGAAATCTCACCAAGATGCGCAAGAATGCAGGACTCCAGACAAACATCAACGGCAATGTTGGTGCCGGCGCACTTGTCCGTTACAGCGCACTTCAGGCATATCTTGAGGAGGAGTATGGCATCAGCGAAATCATCGTTAATGATATGGCTTATGCATATGCAAGAGGTCTTGATTCTGATGGTAAAATTGTTCAGAGCACAGAAAGGTATTACCCCGAAGATAAGGTTACATTCTTTGCGAGAACAAACGGCGGAAGGCTTGGAACTGGTCTTTGGGGTGATGCTCCCGAGACAGACCTTGCAAGACTTCTTGATGTTAAAGGCTCGACAGAATCGCCTTATGTTGCGATTACTCAGTGGGCTGAAAAAGACCCTGCTGTTCTTTGGACTAAGGCATCAGCACTCTTTATGCCTGTTCTTTACAGTCCGAATTCTCTGCTGATCGCAACTGTTGAGGATAGCAACGAAAACGAAGGAGCATAAATATGAGTTATCGAGTAATTCAGCGCTTTGTTGATTTGCAAGACAATAATCATAGATACGAGGTGGGGGACAAGTTCCCTCGCCTCAATGCTAATGTAAGTAAAAAAAGAATACAGGAACTATCTTCTGCAGAAAATCGCAGAAAAATCCCTTTGATTGAAGAAATCAGAGAAGAAAAATCTGTTATTGCAGATGATAGTTTTGATAAAGATAATGAACTGCCGGATAATGATTTTACAAGTGTGAATTCCGAAACCGAAATTAAATCCAAAAAGAAATCAAAAGGCAAAAAGAAAGAGGCATAGGATGCAACTACTGCTTGAAGAGATCTGTCAAAATTTGAGAAACTGGTTCTGCCGATATGAAGATGGCGATGTTATTTCAGGCACATTCAACATTGCCGAAGGTGTTATTACGCCCATTGGAAAGACAAAACTGCCAACTATCGAGGATGGCACTTATTTTCGTATTGTAGGAAGTTTTAAAAACAATGGAGTGTACATCAAAGGAACCGACATTCCAGTTGACGAGAAATTTAATGGACAGATCTGGCTTTTGCATTTTCCGGCGGCATTTCTTGCATTGGTTTCTGAAATTGCTGAGTGGCAAGAAAAAAATGGTGCAATTGACAGCCCTAACATGTCACCCTTTACATCAGAAAGTTTCGGTGGTTATTCGTATTCAAAAGGAAGTGGGGCCGATTCTGGCGGAGGTACTGCGGTATCCTGGCAGAACCAGTTTGCATCAAGACTTAATGCGTGGAGGAAAATATGAGTCTACTTGACGAGGCAATGGAGGATTTTACCATTATCGACAAAACCACAGCGCCGGACGGATATGGCGGAACGATAACCGTGTGGAAAGACGGAGCAACCATTAAAGCAACGGCGGTCCTGAATACCACAGGGGAAGCAGTGATCGCCGCCGCAATGGGCGCAACCTCTAATTATACCATTACGACAAGGAAAAACACAAATTTGCAGTACCATGATGTTCTGAGGCGCGAACGCGATAAGAAGATATTCAGAATCACATCCGACGGAGACGACAACGCAACCCCAGCAAGCGCAAGCTTGAACATGCGCAACACAACAGCCGAAGAATGGAGCCTGCCAAATGGACAAAGCACAAGCACTATATAACTTTTGGGCGGGTTTTTCACTTCCGGCATACGATGAATCGGTCGTGCCGGAGGATGCACCATTTCCAAGAGTAACATATGAAACAAATACCGACAGTTTCGGCACTGAAATCGCGCTGACAGCATCGTTATGGTATAAAAGTACCTCGTGGGCAGAAATAACGAGAAAGGCCGCAGAAATATCGCACTACATAGGAATGGGCGGCAAAATAATCAACATTGACGGCGGCGCACTTTGGATTAAAAGAGCCTCGCCTTTTGCCCAAAGATTCGCAGACGAAAACGACAGCATCCGAAGGATTGTGCTGAATATTTCGGCGGAATTTTTCGCCGAGGACTAACAGGAGGACAGAAAAATGAAATACACAAAGATTCCGGCAAATACATTTAAGCAGATACAGCTAAACGCTGGTGTGCTTGTTGACGATTTTGACCCTACTACTCAGGAAATCGGGAACATAATAGGTGCTACCACAGGCGGTGTGCAGTTTAATGCGGCACCGACCTATTCTGATTATGGCGAAGATATTGATAACTGTCCGAAAAACACTATGGAACTGAAAAAGCTCGATAGTTGGGAAGTCACTATGGCAGGAAACTTTGTCACAGTATCTGTAGCGAGTGCAAAGAGGCTTGTAGCCGCAGGCGATATTGACGAAAATGATGCTACGCATATTGTTCCGAGAAACGATATCAAGACCACCGATTTCGCGACAATTTGGTGGATAGGTGACTACTCTGATGTGAATGATGGCTCAAATGCAGGATTCTGTGCCATTAAGCTGAAGAATGCGTTGTCAACAGCAGGATTCCAGATTCAGTCAACAGACAAAGGGAAAGGTCAGTTTGCATTCACATTTACTGGACACTACAGCATGAATGCTCAGACTGAAGTTCCGTTTGAGGTGTTCATCAAAGGAAGTGATGATGTACCCAGTGCGTCAATCTTGCTTGATAAGCACTCAGTAGCACTCGTTGATGGTGATACCGTAACCCTGAATGCTCAGACAGTACCCGATAATGCCGTAGTTTCTTGGAACAGCGGAAGTACCTCAATAGCTACAGTTGCGGCAGGAGTTGTTACCGCTGAAGGTGAAGGAAACACAATCATAACTGCAAGTATTACAGTAGATGGCGTTACCTATACTGATACTTGTACAGTAGTTGTAAGTGCAGGAGAATGATGAATGAAATTATCGGAATATAAAAACGAGGACGCTCTCGACCTTTTGGCGGACATTCTTGATCCGTTATCAGAAATATTGACAGATGAGGGTGTGCGCCAAATGGCGAAGGACAAGGACACGACCAAGATCAAGGCCGTGCAGTATCTTTTGAAGAATCAGAAAAAGCCCATAATACAGATAATGGCAAGGCTTGACGGAATCCCAGTTGAAAAATACGAACTCGACATTTTGTCTTTACCAAAGAAAATCTTGGAGATCATGAACGACAAGGAATTGATTGATTTTTTCCAGCAGCAGGGTCAGATGATGGCAAGCGACATTTCTGGCTCTGCTATGGAGAGTACAGAGGGAACCGAAAAAGCATAAAAGCATTTCTGAAATACATGAAAGCAAGGGAGGAGGAACGGCGAGATGATACAATATATCGGCTCTATGTTACCGATTCCCTTTTTTACATGAATCAAAACATGAGGCTTGTAGAAAAATATACCGACATTTTGAAACGGAACAGGAAGGAAAGACAACCTCAAAAGACCGGGGATGAAATAGTGAAAGACATGTTGAATAAACACGGCTTGAAATTTAAGAAAGGAGGCGACAGCGAATGAATGTATTTGATTTAGTGGCAAGCTTAAGACTTGACTCAAGTGAATATGAAGAAGGCATGGGCAAGGCGCAAAGCACACTCGGCAAATTCGGATCCGCTGCCGCCTCGGGGCTTGCGACCGCCGCAAAAGCTACGGCTGCGATGACGACAGCGGCGGCTGGGGCTACCGCAACGTTGACAAAAAGCGCAGTTGAGGGCTATGCTGAGTATCAACAGCTTGTTGGTGGTGTTGATAAACTGTTCGGTGAGGCAAGCGTAAAAGTCCAGCAATACGCAGAAGACGCTTATAAAACAAGCGGACTTTCCGCCAACGAATACATGGAGCAGGCAACGTCCTTTTCGGCTGCCCTTATCAATTCTTTAGGCGGAGATACAGCGAAAGCGGCAGACATGACAGATGTTGCAATGAAAGCGATCGCTGACAATGTAAATACATTTGGCTCCGATATTGGAAGCGTTCAAAATGCATTTCAGGGTTTTGCAAAGCAAAACTATACCATGCTTGATAACTTAAAATTAGGCTATGGCGGAACAAAAGAGGAAATGGAAAGATTGATCGCTGATGCGAATACCTATGCGGCATCAATCGGCGAGGCAAGCAATTTATCAACGGGCAGTTTTGCAGATATAATTCAGGCAATCGAACTGATACAACAGAAACAAGGCATCGCCGGAGCAACAGCCAAAGAAGCATCAACGACCATTTCCGGCTCTTTGGGGATGGTCTCTTCGTCATGGAAAAATCTTGTTGTTGGCATTGCAAACGGCAATGCTAACATGAGTAAACTGATCAATAATTTTGTATCAAGCATAAAAAGCGCCGCAGGAAACCTTCTGCCACAGATAAGCCAAGCATTAGACGGTGTGGGGGAATTAGTCACAGGACTTGCGCCGGTAATAGTTGATGCTATCCCTGTAGTAGTTAATGAAGTATTGCCGAGTTTGCTTGAATCCGGCGCAACCTTAATAACTACTTTGCTTGAAGGATTATCGAGTCAATCTGATCAGGTCGCAAACGGAGCGGTTATGATCATAACTTTGTTAATCACCACGATTTCAGAGAACTTGCCGTTGATAATAGAAGCGGCAATTTCGATTATTACAAATCTTGCAAACGGACTGGCGGAGCAAATACCGCAACTTGTGCCGGTTATTTTGGATGCAATAATTCTGATTGTAAACACGCTGATCCAGAACGCGCCGCAACTTTTGAAGGCAGCCCTGACATTGATTATGGCACTGGCAAAAGGCCTGATTGATTATTTACCAAAACTAATAGAACAGTTACCGACCATAATACAAAATATTGTTGACAGCCTAACAGGCATGAGCGGCGACATTTTGAGCGCGGGTATCACCCTACTTCTTGCACTTGCTAAGGGCTTAATTCAGGCAATACCGCAGTTAATATTACAGTTACCGCAGATTATAACATCCGTGGTCGGCGGACTACTTGAAGGTGTAGCACAGATGGCGGATGTTGGTTTGCAGTTAATACAAGGTTTATGGAATGGTATCAGCAACGCCAAAGATTGGATTCTGGATAAAATAAAAGGTTTCGGTTCGTCCATTTTGGGCGGCATAAAAGACTTTTTCGGCATAGCATCTCCGTCCAAGGAAATGGCGAAAATAGGCGACTTTATGGCGCAGGGCTTGGCCAAGGGATGGGATGACAACGTCGGCGAAGTTATAGACGAAATGAACGACGACATGAACCTGGAAGGCAACGCCACCATGAACGTGAGCGCCGGGAAGGTTTCAGGCTTTGAGACGACAGAGGCGCAGAGCACAACAGATGCCATGCTCGCACAGATACACGCAATTTTTGATGCACAGATTGAAAGACTGATAAACGCAATAACGAACCTAAACCCGTCAATTGTACTTGATACCGGCATTTTGGTCGGCGAGATAGCACAAGACATGGACAGACAACTGGGCATTGAAGCAGGGAGAAATTCAAGATGATAAAGGGCGTAAAAATAGGCGAGTTTCACAGCATAACAGACTGGAATTCGGCATTGAAGAAAAAACCGACCATTTCGCCACCAAAAGCAAGAACGCAATATATAAACGTTCCCGGACGAAGCGGAGCGATAGACCTGTCCGAGATTTTGGGTCCCATAACATACGACATGAGGACCCTGACTCTTGAATTGCGCTATCTTGGAGACATAAACAACTGGGCGACCATGTACTCCCGAATATTAAACGCAATTCAGGGGCAAATGGCGCTGATTGTACTTGATGACGATAATTTATGGAGTTACACAGGCCGGGCGGAAATTGCGACATGGACACCCGGCAGACATTATGTGGATTATACCATAAAAGCGGATATTCAGCCATACAAGACCAAGCCGCCGACATACGACGAGTGGGAGTGGGACCCCTTCAACTTTGAGGAAGATGTGGCAATCGACAGGGCATACACGATCACAGACACGGCCGACACCACTATAATGGTCTATCAGGAAGCGACGATCCCGCTGCAGGTTTTTCTTGAAAGCACAGTGGATGCGACGGCGACCTGGGGCGGAACAGTACACGCAGTGCCAGCAAACACCCCGACCGCGTTTTATATGACGATACCGCTCGGCATAAGCACGATGACAGTCAGGGCGACAAGCGGGAGCGGAACATTTACCATTGATTATGCGAGGTCAAAGTTATGATCACATACACGGCAACAATTGACGGCGTAGAACTTTACGGTCCGCACATTTTCCAGTTAATACAGCCAAAACTGACATTAAAGGACAACGCCGCCGGGAGTTTTGAGTTTACCATACCACCAGATCACCCGAGATATAACGACATACACCTGATGACATCAGAAATCGCCATTTTTGAGAACGGCGAAGAAATATGGAACGGGCGGCCTGTTGAAGCGAAAAGAGATTTTTATAATAAAATAAAATACTATTGCGAAGGCGAACTGGCATATTTTAACGACTCCATACAACCGCAGGAAAAGAAAACAGGCTACACCATACAAGCATGGCTCGGCTACCTGATCACAACGCACAACGCACTCGTTCCTGCCGAAAAAGCGTTCACGCTTGGCATTGTAACAGTGACGGACGCAAGCCCGGCACGCTTTACAAATTACGAAAGCACCATGAAATGCATAAATGATCTGATAAAGACAAACGGCGGTCATTTACGGATCAGGCACGCCAGCGGTGTGCGCTATTTGGATTATTTGGCAGACTACCCCGGCACGGCAACACAACACATTGAATTCGGAGCGAATCTGCTGGACTTTTCACAGAACCTGCACATGACGGACATCGCAAGCGCGGTCGTTCCTCTTGGAGCAAAAACAGAATCAGGCATTACAGAACTTGAAGGCCGTGTGACCGTAAAAAGCGTAAACGATAATTCAATATATGTATTGAACGACGACCTGGTGCAGACATACGGACAGATCACAAAAACAGTTATATGGGACGACATAACAGACCCTGCCGATCTTTTGGACGCAGGAGAAGCATGGCTGACCGGCGGGCAGTTTGCCGAGGCAGTTTTTGAAGTCAAGGCCATAGATCTGAAATGGGCAGACGATGAAGTCATACCATTAAAGATGCTTGACCGCGTCCGCATCATTTCACAGCCACACGGACTGGATGCCCTGTTCCCGCTAACAAGTATGGTCTTGGTTTTGAACGACCCGAGCAAAAACACATATAACCTGGGCAAGACGGAACAGAAAACCCTGACCGAAAAGACGACCGCAACCGCCGGGGCAGTTTCAACACTGACGATGACGGAGCCGATGAGCACACAGCGCCTTCTTGATCTTGCACAGGAGAACGCAGAAAAGATGCTAAAAGCCGTTGACGGTGGCTATGTGATTTTTGATATAAACGAAACCACGCATCAGCCATATCAAATCCTGATTATGGACGCGCCGAACAAAGAGACGGCACAAAATGTTATTAGGATGAATCAAGCAGGTATCGGGTTTTCAACACACGGCTATGAAGGACCGTATGACACGGCCTGGACAATAGACGGAGCATTTAATGCATCATATATCACAACAGGCACTTTTGTGGCTAATTTGATAAAAGCAGGTATTTTAAGTGATGTTAATAATAATAATTCATGGAACTTGGAAACAGGCGCTTTTCAAATACGGAAGGGCAGTATAAGCATCACGACAAACTCCGAGACACAAAGCGCAATTTCGTTGAATTTCGGCGGATATACAATCGAACTCTCACCATTCCGTGCGAACATAAAAAAGGGCAATATGGCTTCTGAAACCTATTTGAACGGTTTCAGAACGGAGAACAACGGCAACACGACTTTTGATGTTGTTACGGCAGAAAACCAAAACTATGCTATAATGACCTTCAAGAACGGAGCGACGCTGAGGGCCAGACTGCACGGAGACAGCGGAAACTTTGAGCTCGCCGGAACAGTCGAAGCAACGGGGGGCGTCAAATCCGGTGCGGATGTTTCAGCAATAGGCGACATCAAAGCCGGGGGCGACGCAGAAGCGACAGGAAGGGTGATGGCCGGAACAGTTATCGGAAATGCCAACTTCAAAGCATACACGAACGGAACGGCGGTCTCGAATAGTGACGCATACTGGGGATGCACAGGACTGAACACATCAACCGCAGAGGCTTCAATCGTGCAGGGTTACTTGACATTGGCAGATGGAATCCGAACTGGGGGCGATATAAATGCAGACAATAAAGATATTTATGCGGCAAACTTTGTTCAAGTTTCAGACCGCAGAAGAAAAAAAGAAATACAGCCCCTGCCGGATATTTATGAACGATTGATTGACAAATTAGAACCAGTGTTATATAAATATATTGCAAGGGAAGAACAAGAGGCCGGACTGATCGCACAAGATGTACTTGAAGCAGAAAAGGAACTGGGCATCCCGGACGACTTCCTGGTGACGATGCAGGACGGATTTTATAGCATAAAATACAACAATTTATTCGCGCTTATACTGAAGCGCCTGAAAGGAGTTAAAAATGGCTGACATTACCGAATATTTGGAGCAGATAGAAAACGCAGTTTATGGCAAGGATGTGCGCCAGGCTATACACGACGGAATCGAGCAATGCTATGAGGATGGCAAGGCGGGCGCAATTGACCTGACAGCCAGAAACAGCATAACAGAGCTGTCGGGCGAAATTTCAGAAACAAGCGCCGAACTTGAAGGCGAAATCGCTGTTGAAAGGGCGCGAATTGATAATATTGCAAGCCTTGCAGAAGGAAGCACAACAGGCGATGCTGAACTTGCTGATATTAGAATTGGTTTTGATGGTGTGACCTATGGATCGGCCGGGGCTGCTGTTAGATCATGCAATAGTATAATCAATAAAGATTTGCAGAACAACAAGCAGTCGTTTTATGTTGAGCATTTCAGTCCTGATCTTTTTGAGACCGGAACCGCCACCACTTCAGGGAGCGGTATTGTATACTTTGCATCAACAACCGCAATCAGGGTAAAAAAGAATACAACCATACCATTAAAAGCCGGTGATAAAATCTGCGTACAGAATACCGGATATAATGTAAGAATCATCAACAGTACACCTGTTGAGACTGTATTTATTGCGAATAACTATATTATTCCTGCTACTGATGATTATGTATTAGTATTCAATTCAGCATCAACAATTAATCTTAATGATGTACTTAATAGTGTATACATTATAAGAGATAATAAACTCAGATACGCAATAGACAGCATTAACAATTCGCTTTATGTAATGGAATTTAACAGTGATGATTTTGAAATTGGTACTATTTATATTAACGGTTCAGCACTTGCATACGCTGATGCTGATAACACACTCAGAACAAGACGATATAATTATATCAATCTGAAAAAGGGTGATATGTTTATACCGGCAGGTGACGACAGGGTATCATGGAGAATAATTGATGTAAGCGGTGCAACCCCTGTACAGGTTACTGATTTTACATCAATAGCAATAATCATTCCAAATGACGGCAAATATGTGTTTGTTATAACAACTACTGATACTTCGCAGACTGTTCAGCAGAGATTAGCACTATTTCGAATAGTAAGGGGTTCCTTATTAACCGATAAACTTATTAACGGTTATCCGCAGTATAATGATGCGCCGAAAGGGTTATTTGCCATTATGACTTATAACTGCGGTATGTGGTATAATGGAAGCGGTACTGCGGCACCCGCTGCTGATTATACCAGATTTTTGGAATTGCAGAGAAATATAATTAACAAATATCAAGCCGACATAACCTGTATTCAGGAATATAACACTAACATCGCTGCTCAGGGTGGTGCTAACGCTATATCACTAATATTAGCACCGGTATATCACGAGGTTGATGCATATGCCGCTTATGGCTATGACAGTAAATGTATTGCATCTAATAAAAAGTTATCAAATGTTTCATTAAATCTTTATACTGTTACCGAAGGAAGCATGCAGCGTAATTATATGAAAGCGTATGCTAATTTTAACGGCGTTAAAGTATGTATAATCAATACACATCTTGCCCTTAATGCCGAAACAGGTGCAGCAGAGATTGCAGAGCTGATATCTGCACTCAGCACAGAGGAAAATGTTATCATTGCAGCTGATACTAACAGAAGTTCTGCACCGGACTCAACTGCATATGATACAACCTTAAAGCAGTTTATTAATGCCGGATATACAATGGTAAACAACGGCGATTATGTGACATATGCCCCGACAGGCACACTTGATAATATTATCTATAAGGGTAATATAACAATTAAAAAGGTAATCGTAGACCACATAAAAGAAAACCTGCCTGAGGGATCAGACCATTATCCCATGATTGTATATTTTGAGGCATAAGAAAAAAAAACCGGCCACACGATCGGGGTTCATACAAACAAAAGGAGCACACATGGAAACTATAATAGTCGGCGCATTGAGCCTGGTCGGCACGCTTGGCGGCTCGCTTTTCGGCATTTTGGCCGCCAACAAACTGACCATATACAGAATCGAGCAATTAGAAAAAAAGGTTGAAAAGCACAATAATGTTATTGAGCGAGTGGCAATTTTAGAGCAGAGCAACAACACACAGTGGGAACGCATAGACGAAATCCGGCTGATTGTTGAAAATATAAAAAAGGAGGTTTACAAACATGAGCAATAAATGGTATAATATACTAAAATGGATTGCACAGATTCTACTTCCGGCTTTGGGTACCCTATATTTTGCCCTTGCGAGTATATGGGGCTTTCCATATGCAGAGCAGATCGTGGGCACAATAACAGCGGTTGATACATTTCTCGGTGTACTTTTAGGCATCAGCACAATGCAGTACAACCGCAGGAGGGAGACAGAAGATGGCAATAATTGAGGGTAAGACAGCATCCGGTCTGTGCGAATATTGCGTGAAGATGATCGGCAGGCCATACTGGAACGGAACATATGGGCAAATCGCAAGCGAAGCACTCTATAAGGCAAAGAAAGCCCAATTGCCGAAACAGTACACGGCAAAGGACTTCCCGAGCCAATACGGACAGCGCGTCCATGATTGCAGCGGACTGCCAAAAGGGTATCACTGCAGCGACACGCCGGAAAGCGTACCGAAGAACGCACAGAAAATGGGATGCGACTACAACGCTGGAATGCTTTACAACGCGTCCACAGTTAAAGGACGAATTGACACATTCCCGGCATATAATGGGCTGTTGGTTTATAACAGCACCAAAGGACACGTCGGCGTCTATTACAACGGTAATATTATCGAAGCCAAGGGGCACGCATACGGCGTGATCGTTTCAGAGTTTACGACTTCCCGGTGGTATTTTTGGAGCGAGGACCCGTTCATATATTACGACACGAAGGACAACCCGAAGCCTGAGCCAACACCATCACCAAAACCGGAGGACACAAAAATGCGGACATTAAGACAAGGAAGCAAGGGAGACGCCGTGAAAGTTTGGCAGCAGATCCTCTCTTGCAACGGAATCAAGATCACCATTGATGGCGATTTTGGAGTAAAGACCAGAGAGCACACGATCACATTTCAGAAGCAGGCCTTCCCGACAGAGCCAAAAGAGTGGGATGGCATAGCAGGCGACAAGACCTGGTCTGCAGGATTGCGCAGCATAAAATAAAACGAAAGCCCCCGGCTTCTTTTGTCTATAAACAAAAAATAAAAAAGAAAGGCAAGCTGAAAGTCTTTTGATGTGGTTTTTTCGGGGCCGAGGGGCTTTTTTACGGAGGGAATATGGACGAGAAAAAAGAAGGAATTGCAAGTGTGCCTTATATTGTATATGAAAGTGCGCAGATACGGATGGAACGGACGAACAAGCGCCTTCTAATTGCCCTGATACTTGCAATCATTTTGATTTTTGCCAGCAACGCCGTGTGGCTGTACGCTTGGATGCAGTACGACTATTATGACGGCGAAGAAACAACAATTGATGTTGACGCAAAGGACGGAACGGCAAACTATATCGGCAATGACGGGAGCATAATCAATGGGCAGAATACGAGTGACCAAAAGGAAATACCGGCTCCGTAGAAGAAAAGGCGGAGGAAGCCGGGCAACAAGAAAGCGGAAGTCATAATGGATTTTGAACTATCACGAACAGAGGTCGCCGCATTGATTGACGAGTGGATCATCGGACGGAACGCAGAAAGAGACAGGCGGATTCTGTATCGACGGTTAATTGATGGCGTGTGTTTTGAACCGCTTGCAGAGGAATTCTGCATGTCTGTCCGCCAGATTAAAAATATTGTTTACAACGGAGAAAAAAGGATCTTCAAACACATTATTTGAATTCCCATATATTACCTCCATATATTTTTTTGAGAGCCACGGAAAAGGGCAACCGTGGCTCTTTTTTTTATGCCCAAAAATTGCACGAAAGATGCCCGCCTGTTTCATTGTAAACTGGCCGGGATTTTGCTATTTTTAACGCAGATAAAAAGAGCGGAGAAGAACATCATGGAGACATACACAGAGAGACTGATCCGCTGCGGAGTTTCAGCGGCGGAAGCATACCGAATGGTCTATTGCTTGATAAAAGATTTTGGAATCCCCGGCCTGTTGGAATATATAGAAAGCATAGAGGCGGAGTGTTATGGCTTGGATTGAGTACAACCCGAACCCAGTCGGACGGCGCGTGGGGGATTGCGCAATCCGGGCAATTGCGAAAGCATTAAACACGGACTGGGAAACGGCTTTTTTGATTGTTTCGGCAAACGCATTTTCTATGGGCGACATGCCGAGCGCCGACAGCGTATGGGGCGCGACTTTGAGGCAGTACGGATTTTACCGGGAATCGATTCCGAACACATGCCCCGATTGTTACACGGCGGCAGACTTCGCTGAAGATCATCCCGAAGGCGTTTTTGTTCTCGGTTTCGGCGGCCATGTTGCGACAGTAAAAGACGGCAACATTTACGACACATGGAACAGCAGCACAGAGATTCCGCAATTCTACTGGTACAGGAAAGAAAGTTGATACTACAGGAATAGAATACATTATTATTCTACAGCTATAGAAAAACAGTTTACTGACAAAGAATGGAGGACGACATGGCATACAACAACGGCTATCCGATCAATTACCCTCAATACTACGGACAATATCAGCAACCACAGATACCACAAACGCAGTTGCCAGGGACACAAATGTCCTTAGCACAGCAGATGCAACAGCCACAGATTCAGAACGGCGGATTCGTCTCCGTTCGGAACGAGGAAGAGGCGAGAAATTACCCCGTGGGATTAGGAACGAGCGTGACATTCATCACGGACAACCGCCAGCATGTTTACTCAAAAACTATGGGATTCTCACAGCTCGACAGACCGATATTCGACAAATACAGGCTCGTGAAAGAAGAAACAGAACCCGAAAGCACTCCAGACGATAATGTTATCACCTACGCAGAAAAAAGCCAAATTGAAGCACTACAGGCGCAGATAAACGACATCACGGCAGAACTCGAAGAACTCCGAAAGAAACAAAGCCCGAAGAAGAAGGAGGCTGAGGAGAAATGAATATATTTCAAGCGTACCAAATGTTACGAAGCAACCCGATGCAGATTCTCAGCCAGAGATTCAACATACCACAAAATATCAGCAACAACCCGAATGACATCATTCAGCACCTGCTCAACACCGGGCAGATCAACCAGGCACAGGTGAACCAGGCGATGAGCATGAGGAACAACCCGATGATTCAGCAGATGCTCGGAGGGCAGACGCCCAGGAAATAAAGAAATTGAACCCGATTGCGCATAAGGGCTCAACATATACGGACTGCTCAGGAATACGAGAGCAGCCCCTCACCTATAACAATTTTAGGAGGACAAAAAAATGGCACTCACAGACGAAAGCAGCAACAACATGGTGATGCCCGTGGCTCCGCTCTACGGCGGCGGCAATAACGGCGGATTCGGCGGATTCGGCGGCGACTGGGGATGGATAATCCTTCTTCTTCTTTTCGCAGGAAACGGCGGCTGGGGATTCGGCGGCATGGGAGGCTACGGCAACATGATGCTCGGCTACGACTTCCCCTGGCTCATGACCGGACAGCAGAACATCAACACCAACACCAACAACGGATTCCGTGATCAAATGATAAACGACGGAATCAACAGCGTTCGAGACGGCATCAATGGCCTGAGCACACAGCTCTGCAATTGTTGCTCAGATACACAGATGGCTCTTGCCAACGGATTCGCCGGAGTAGAACAGGGAGCGAATGCAAGACAGATCGCCAACATGCAGACTGCATTTGCAGGGCAGACAGCAATGAATCAGGGATTCAACGGATTACAGAGCCAGCTCGCACAGTGCTGCTGCGAAAACAGACTTACAACTTGCCAGACTCAGAACATCGTGCAGAACGAAGGTAACGCAACAAGATTCGCAGACGCCAACAACACAAGAGACATTATCGACTCGCAGACAAGAGGCACTCAGGCCATTCTTGATAAGCTCTGCAGTCTCGAACTCGACGCAAAGAACGACACTATTGCTAACCTCAGACAGCAGATCGCAATGAAAGACCTGGCAGCATCACAGGTGGCACAGAACGCATTTATTGCGCAGGGTTTCAGCAACGAGGTGGATCAGCTCTACAATAGATTGAATTCTTGCCCTGTGCCTACTACCCCGGTATACGGCAGGACCCCGATTTTCCAGTGCAACAATAACAGCGGATGCGGATGCGGATGCAACGGATCATTCTAATTCGGAGGTGACGACATGGCAGAATATTTAACAAGGGATGCGGTCGAGACGGTAGCACTTAACGGAGCGATTCCATTCATTGATTCTATTCGATGCAACAAGGGATATGTATATCACCAGAGTGGCACTGGAATTTTTGTTCTCCGAGGAATCGTCAACAACCCGATGGCATGTTTTGCACGATATGAGATTGAATTTAACGGAAACATAGCAATTCCCGACGAAGGCGGAGCGGTCACACCGATCGCAACCGCAATCGTCGTTTCCGGCGAAGAACGGACCGGAAGCAGGAGCATCTTCACTCCGGCAGCAGTTGACGAATACGGCAATGTCACGAGCAGAGCCGTCGTCGACGTACCGAGAGGATGTTGCTTCACTGTGTCTGTTGAATATGTTAACGGCACGGTTGAAGATCCGGCAACAACACCAACGCCGATTATCAACGTGATCGACGGCAGTCTTAGCATCACCAGAACAGCCTAAGAGGAAGGAGGACAAGGCAATGCACAAACTTTACGAATTAAAAGAGATGCTTTGCAAAGAGTTAGAGTCATACGGAAACAAGAATGAGCTGACAGCCGGAAGTCTTGAAGTCGTAGACAAACTGGCGCACGCAATAAAAAACATTGATAAAATCCTGGAAGCATACGACGAAGAAGGCGGCCAGTCATACGAAGGCGGCAGATCGTACCGAAACGAAGGCGACAGGTCAATGGCAAGAGGACGCGGAGCGAACGCACAGAGAGACGCGCGCGGAAGATACTCGTCCAGAATGTACAGCCGCAACCAGTACGGCCCCGGCATTTACGGCGGCGGATCATACGCAGACGGCATGGAAGAAATGGCGGATAGCATCAAAGCGATGATGAGCGACCTGCCGGAGAACCTGCAGAGAGAAGCGCAGAAATTCGTGCAGAAATTAGAGCAGGAAATCATGTGAGCGAAGGGCGGTGGTTCTTTTGATAAGAATTGAGGACTTGCAAGAGGCCATCGCCGAATGCGAAGGCCAGAGAAACCCGAACGCAAACACATGCCTGAAACTTGCGAGCCTCTACACAATTTTAGACCATAAGCAGACCAAGGAAAAAACCGAGCAAAAAACGGATTTTCTGCCGGTTGCCTATTCTTATGCAGCCGAGCCGGAAACGGCGAAAATCGACTACAAAAACAACACCGAATTTGCGCAAACAATAGACGGAATGGAGACAGATCGTGTGCTTGAAATTGTAGACGAACTCATGGGCATATTAAAAGGGATGGTCCCGAGATTGTATGACGGCGTTATAATTAAATTGCAGAAAGCAAAATAAACAGAAAAAACCACGGAGAAATCCGTGGTTTTTCTGATATAAAGAAAGATATTTACAAATGACAGCCAGTAAGCATTTTTTCATAATTCCGGGCGGTTTCAGCAGAATCCCCGATAAGAAGATCAGACAGAGGACAGCCCAGGGCGAGAGCAAGACGGAGCATGGTGTGCGTATAAACGTGCTCGAAATTGTACTCGTTCCGCTCATAATGTTGGATAGTACGGAACGGAACGCCGGAAGCAATAGAGAGCTGCCGCTGCGACAAGCCCCGCTTTTTTCGGATTGATTGCAGATTGTTCATGTTTTCACCCCTTCCTGCCGTTTTTTCAATTATACCATAAAACAGGTACAAAAGCAAGAGTGCATAAAAAAACACAAAAAAACTGAAAAAAATGTGTGTTTTTACTTGACATTGTACCGCTTGCATGGTATAGTAGTATCAAGATAAAGAAAGGAACCGCGAGAGCGGCAAGGTAAAAAACCATGACGACAGCAAGAAACGACTTTATAGCAAACATGAAGAAGCAGACACTCGGTGTTGAAATTGAAATGAACAACATCACCAGAGATGGAGCCGCAAGGATCGCCGCCGACTATTTCGGAACTGGCCGTTTTGCAGATACCCGTTATAAAAACGGATACTACACCTGGAGCGCATGGGATCAGCAGAACAGAGAATGGAAATTTCAGCGAGATGTTAGCATAGCAGGACCCGACAGCCAGAAATGCGAACTTGTTACACCGATTTTAACATACAACGACATTGAAACCCTGCAAGAACTTTGCAGAAGGCTGAGGAAGGCCGGAGCCAAGAGCGACGCAAGCAGGGGCTGCGGAGTACATATTCACATCGGCGCACAAGGCCACACACCAAAGAGCCTGAGAAACCTGGCAAACATTATGGCAAGCCACGAAACCCTGATTGCGGAAGCATTAAAACTTGACGAGTACAGGCTCCACAGATACTGCCGACCTGTTGACCCGGACTTCATAGAAGCAGTAAACAAGAAGAAGCCCGACACGATGGAAAAACTGGCTGATGTTTGGTACACCGCAAACGGCGCGACATACGGACGCAACGAACATTATAATAACAGCAGATACCACATGCTGAACCTGCACGCAACCTTCACAAAAGGCACTGTTGAATTCAGGCTTTTCCAGTTTGACAAGCCGGACGGAGTAAAGCAGAACGGAATCCACGCCGGACAGTTAAAAAGTTATATACAGTTTTGCCTGGCGATCAGCCAGAGCGCAAAAGAGATCAGAAGCGCAAGCCCGAAGGAAGTGCAGAACGCAAACCCCAAATACGCGATGAGAACCTGGCTTTTAAGGCTTGGCTTCATAGGCGAAGAATTCGCAACAGCCCGCGACTTCTTAACAAGAAACCTGAGCGGAGACGCAGCATTCAGAAACGGAAGGGTGGCCTGAAAAGCCCCCTTCTTTTTTTGGAAAAACTGAAAAAAAGGTTAAAAATTGTTGACAATATACCGCCTTTATGGTATACTTATATACAGAAAGAGGGAAACAAACCCCGAAGAAAAGAAAGGAAACCACAAAATGAAAAAAGATAATTTTCAGCAGTACGAAGCAAGGAAGCTGGCGGCGAGGGTTTACGACGCACTCGCCGCGATCAGCAACGAGGAAGATGCCAGCGAAGAAAACATGAAGGCAGCGGTCGCATTTTTTCTGCGCAAGTTTTACAACAACGAAGAAACGCAGGAGGAACAAAAATGAGAGTTAGTATTTACATAGCATACGGAAGCAACCTGAACATAGCACAGATGAAGCAGAGGTGCCCCGGCGCAACGCCGGTGGGCACTGGCTACATCGAAGGATGGCGGCTCGCATTTCGGGGAAGCAAGACTGGTTCATATTTGACCATAGAGCCGGAGCAGGGAGCGAGGACCCCTGTGGCGCTTTGGGCGATCAGCGAGAAGAACGAAGAACGGCTCGACCGTTACGAAGGGCACCCCTTCTTCTATTACAAGAAATTTCTGCCTGTTGAGTTAGAGGACGGAGCAACGGTTTGGGGCTTTGCATATATCATGCACGAGGACAGGCCGCACGGTGTGCCTTCCGAAGCATACAACGACACCTGCCGCCAGGGCTACCTCGATTTTAAGCTCGACCGCCGTGTGCTTGAAAAGGCAATCCTCGAAGCAAGGGCAAGAGCGGAGAACGACAGGAGGGAAACGGAATGAAAGAAAAAGACGACAGACAGCCCACAAGGGTGTGCCCCGATTGTGGCGCAGAGTACAGAGCCAGACCGGCAACAAGCCGGAGAGACGGACAGCCGATCTGCCCAGAATGCGGAATCAGGGAAGCGCTGGCAAGCATAGGCGTTCTGAACAGGGCAGCACAGGACCGCATCCTGCAGACCATACGGAGCACACAGGGCTGACGGATCAGAGCCACCAGAGCGGTGGCTCTTTTTCTTTGCAGATAAAAAACTGAAAAAAAAGTTAAAAAATATATTGACATTATACCGCACAAGTGGTATAATAAGAGCATAAAGAAAGGGGAACACCCGAACAGAGAAAGGAAACAAAACCATGACAGCAGCAGAAAAAAGAGCATTAAAGGCAAGAATTGAAGAATTGATCGCCGAAGGCGTAGACAAAGAGATCGCAAAGGTTATGGCAAAGGTTGAAATTGAATACAAGATCACAAAGCCAGTAGTAAACGGAATATAAAAGCAAGGGGGCGCAAGCCCCCGGAAAGGATAAAAAAATGAAAAACGAGATTTTAACACTAATTGCAAGCCCGGCCGGGAGTTTCAGAGTAAACAGCATTTCGGTGCTTGTAAGAGCAACCGCCGACTATTTCGGCAACAAGACAGACCGCCTGTTCTTGGATTTTGACACCATAAACGGCATCCAGTACTGCGCTCGCACCGAGATCACCGCCAGAGATTATTCCGGAATTATTGCAGAGATTGACGAAGCAACGGCGACCTTCATGGCGGAAGTTACACGCCGAATCAGAAGCGACCTGAAAGCCGGACTTGTTAGAAAGGGAAGGAGGTGAGCGAATGGACTGGAAACGACTGAAAGAGCGGATCAGGGCATCCACTGGGAACAAAGCCACGATGCAGGAACTGGTCGGTGTGCTTGGAATCACCGAAAAAAGCCTCTGCGACAAGACGAAGGGCAGAACGCAATTCAAAGCTGACGAAATAGACCGCATCCGCCGGACATACGGACTGACAGACAGCGAAACGGTCGAAATATTTATAAAACAGGAGGAAACGAAAGATGAACAACGAAAGATTGATTGACAGGTACAACAGAAGGTGGAGACGCAGACTGCTCCTGATAAAGGTACGTGCGGTCTTGTTTGCCCTTGCTTTGCTTTTTGCGGGCATTTACGCAGGCCTGACATTCGGAGCGCATCCGACGGCAAGCATGATCATTTTTTTGTTTGTTTTGGGCGGCGTTTTAGCCCTTGACGAATAGGAGGACCCGATGGCGGCAAAGTATAGAACATTTCAGAACAAAGAAGAATGGCTCGCCGAGCGGCGCTCTTTTATAGGCGGATCAGATGCCGCATGCATACTGGGGGCGAACCCTTGGAAAAGCAATCAAAGGCTGTGGGAAGAAAAAACCGACAGGGCGCTGCCGGACGACCTGACCGACAACCCGCTGGTGCTTTACGGCATCAGGGCGGAGGACTACCTGCGGGAACTTTTCCGGCTCGATCACCCACACCTGGCTGTGTTTTACGAAGAATACAACATGTGGACGAACGAGGCCTTCCCATTTGCACACGCGAGCCTGGACGGATGGCTGAAAGACGAGCAAGGACGGAACGGCATACTGGAAATAAAAACGGCGACCATTTCAGGCGCAACCCAGAGCGCCAAGTGGAAGGACGGTGTGCCTCAAAACTACTACATACAATTGCTCCACTACTTTATGGTCACGGGTTTTGATTTTGCAATATTAAAAGCGCAATTAAAATATGAACTGCCGGACGAGGAACTGTTCATCAAAACAAAACACTACCGCATAGAGCGGGCGGATGTTTCGGCGGAAATTGATTTTCTTGCAGAAAAAGAATCCGAATTTTACGATCACATCATAAACGACACCAGACCGGCGCTGCTATTGCCGGAAATATAGGAGGAAAAGAAATGGCTGAATTCAAAATAACAAAGTACAGCGCACCCGGCGCAATTGCTTTTAATTACGACGAACTGAAAGCAGAAATTGAAGAAAAGGCGAAGATCTATGAAACGCTGGTTTACACCGACGAAAACATGGCGGAAGCGAAGCAGGACAAGGCGAACCTGAACAAGCTGAAAAAAGCCCTGAACGACGAGCGCATCAAGCAGGAAAAACTGTTCATGGAACCGTTTGCAGATTTTAAGGCGAAGGTCGCCGAGATCATAGCAATCATTGACAAGCCGGTCGGCATTATAGACCGACAGCTGAAAGAATACGACAACGCCGAAAAGTCGAGAAAGCAAGCGAAAATTGACGCAATATGGCAAGAGCAGAATCACCCCCAGTGGTTGAGCCTTGCACAGATAGAAAACGAAAAATGGCTGAATAAAAGCACGAGTGAAAAGGCAATCAGGGAAGAAATGGTGGCCACGCTTGCAAGGATAGAAAGCGAGATCACAACCATTCAGAGCATGCAGGCATTTTCTTTTGAAGCCTTGGAAGCATACAAAGGATGCCTTGATCTTGGCCGGGCGCTTGCCGAAGGACAGAGACTGGCCGACATTCAGAGACGGAAGGAAGAACAGGAGAAGGCGAGGGCAGCGGAAGCACAGACCGCAGATCGGAGTGTGCCCCAGAGCGAACCCGAACCCAAAGCCCCTGCGGCAGATCAGGAGGGAGAATGGGTGTGCTTTAAGGCAAGACTGACGACACCAAAAGCCCTGCTGCTCCGAGAGTTTCTGATCGCCAACAATATCGAGTTTTTACCGATAAAAGAGCAAAAAAACTGAAAAAAATGTTAAAAAAGCCTTGACTTTGTACCGCTTGTGTGGTATACTATAACCAAGATAAAGAAAGGGACCGCACAAGCGGCAAGGTACACAAAAATGACATTAAAGCAGATCGAACACAGCAGCAAAGAAGAAAACGGCATGATTTACGAGGCCACTACTTACGAATTGAGCGAACATTACAAATTAGAAAAGTATGACACGATATACAGCAACGGCGAAAAAGCCACCACTTTTTACGTAAAGTTTGTAGATTATACCGAAGCAAAAGAAAACTACATGCCCGATATTATTTATAACTATTACAGGATGGACTCAAAAAAAGTATTTGAGGTACGAACCACAACATACGGATCGCTTGATTCTGAAGAAATCAAAAAGTTTATTGCAGCCTACCAGGAAGCAGCCGAGGTGGCCGAGATTTTAACAAAAACATTTTGCTAAACAGTAAAAACGCCGAGCCGGGGCGGCATAAGACCCCGGCAGAAAGGAAAAACAACATGGCAGTAAATAACACGATCAGACCGCAGGGAACAGCGGTCGCAGCAACAAAGAACAGCGGTGAATTCACCTACCTCGCAAACGGCGAAGAAGTAAAGCTGTCAAGCAGCATGGTGCGCCGCTATTTGGTAAGCGGAGACGCCGCAAACGTAACAGACCAGGAAGTGATGATGTTTCTGACGCTTTGCAAGTACCAGCATCTCAACCCCTTCCTGCGTGAGGCGTATCTGGTAAAATACGGCACAAGCCCGGCAACGATTGTGACCGGCAAGGACACATTCACAAAGAGAGCCGAGAGAAACCCGAGATACATGGGGAAAAAAGCCGGAATCATAATCTACAACACCCAGACAGGCGAAGTCGAGGAAAGGGAAGGCACATTCTGTATGAGCCACGAGGAAATCGTCGGCGGCTGGGCAAGGATTTACATCAAGGACCGCGAGCCGGAATATAACAGCGTGTCTTTCGACGAGTACGCAGCAAGGAAGAAGGACGGAAGCCTGAACAGTCAGTGGGCATCAAAGCCTGCAACCATGATCAGGAAGGTCGCACTGGTTCAGGCATTGAGGGAAGCCTTCCCCGACGAATTCGGCGCAATGTACAGCCCCGAAGAAATGGGAGAGGTAAGCGAAGCGATCCCCGAGGACGACACGCCTGTATTTGTGCCTGAACAGCAGCAGGCGATCGCCACCAAGGAAACCGCGCCGCAACAGGCAGCAAAACAGACACAGCCTGCACAGCAGCCGGAAGAAGCGCCGGACGAAGAAAGCGCGGCTGACGCATTATTCAAAAAGCCCTAAACCGGGAGAAAAAGACAGCCGGACACATTGACACAGGAGTCTCGCACCTCCACAACAACAGGCTGTTTTTTTTGCAAATAGCCATTTTTCGGAGCGGGTGCGGCCAATTCCGCACCCACACTCCAAAAGCCTTAAATCATACCAAAAAACAGGAGAAAAAACCAATGATTGAAAATGTAATTGAATGGCTCTGCGGAGACGAAACGGCAAGCGTGACTTTTTCGCAAGCGAAATACAAAAACAGGATAAAGAAGCTGAAGGAACAGAACGATGCAATCCGCATTTATGAGAATCAGGACGGGAGCATCTGCGCACAAATACCGCTTGAATACATCAAGATCGCAAAGCCGAAAACGAAGGAAATGAGCGACGAGGACAAGCAGGAACTGGTGGAGAGACTGCGAGCCGGAAGGGAAAGCAGATCAGACGCAGAAGAAACGGAGGACGAGGAAGAATGAAAGGGGCGATTGATACTTTAAGAGCGTGGCGCGATATTTGCGCCATTTTCCCGAACGACGCCTGCAAGAGCAACGGAACGGAGTGCCCGCTGATACCATACTGCGCAAACAAGACGCCGGAAGAATGGACGGACGCAGACACGCTGGCGCTCGTCACCGAGATAGAAAGGGCGACAAAATGCGGAAATACAGAAACAGAAAAGTGACTATTGATGGCCGTGTGTTTGACAGCCGGAAAGAGGCGAAACGCTACCAGGAGCTGAAACTGCTTGAAGCAGCCGGAGAAATATCGGACTTGCAGATGCAGGTCAAATTTGTATTGATCCCAACGCAAAGGGAATTTAATGCAAGGGAAATCTACAAAAAAGGGGCAAAAAAAGGCTCTTTTAAGCCGGGACGGATAATTGAAAGGGAAGTCGCATATATCGCCGATTTTGTATATTATTTGCCAGATAACACGAGGATTGTCGAAGATACAAAGGGTGTGCGCACCAAGGAATACATCATCAAAAGGAAACTGATGCTGTACAGATACGGAATCCGCATCAAGGAGATTTAGAAATGAGGATTGACAGGAGCATCTGCCGCGCAAGGCTGACATCCGGCCTGCCTTGCAGAAATTGCATTTTTGACGAAAAGTGCAACAAACGGCCTCGGGAACACATAAAGAAAGAAGAAAACAAGCCGGATCAGACAGAAGAAAGCACGGAAAGCGAAAAGCCGAAAAAGAAACACAGGGCATGGACGCAGGGCGAACTCATGCTGGCATTGAACCGCAATATTCCAGTAAAACAGGCAGCAGAAATGCTGAACAGACCGCCAAGGTCTATTTTTAAAATCAGGCAGGAGGCAAGAGAACGTGAAAATCTATATTTCGGGACCGATAACAGGAACAACGGACTACAAGGCGCGATTTGAAAAGGCAGCGGAAAGCATACGAGCCAAGGGGCATGAGGCAATCAACCCCTGCGACATTGACGCCATATTGAACCCGGCAACCACAACGCACGATCAGTACATGCTTGCGGACATAGGACTGCTCCGATGCTGTGCGGGCATATTTCAGATGCCAGGGTGGGAGGACAGCACCGGGGCAAGGCTTGAAGCATACGAGGCCACAAGGCTGCACATGATTTTTTATAAAAATCTTGACGAGATACCACAAAAACCGCTTGACTGAATAAAGAGTGGTGTGGTATAATTTGAGATACAAAAGGCCGGTTGTGGTGTGCAGACCAAACCGGGGAACATATCACACCCGGCAAGGCTCGAGGAACACGGCTGCACCCGTTTTTCTCGGGCTGTTTTTGTAAGAAAGCGAGAAAGCCCATGCAAGAATCAATGATCTTTTATAAAAGTTTTTTAGACGGAATAAAACAACTTCCGAGAGAGAATCAGCTCGAAGCACTGCTCGCCATCTTGGAATACGCGTTCACAGAGGAAGAACAGGAGCCGGAAGGGCTGGCGAAAATACCCTACCTGATGGCGAAGCCCCAGATCGATGCCAACATCAAAAGAAAGAGCGACGGAACAAAAGGGGGCAGACCAAAAACCAGTGGTTATGAAACCGAAAAACCAGTGGTTTTGAAAAAAGAAACCAGTGGTTTTGAAAATAAAAAACCAGTGGCTATGGAAAATAAAAACCATAGGTTTTCAGAAAAAAAACCAGTGGTTTCTGAAAGCGAAAACCATACTTTGCAAAATCAAAAACCTAATTATAATGTTAATGATAATGAGAATGAGAATTCTAATGCTAATGAGAATGAGAGAGACGCGCGCGCGCACGCACACGAAGAACACGAAGAACCAAAAAAGACATACGGGCTATATAATAACGTCAGGCTGACAGACGGAGAGATGCAGGCACTAATGGACAACTACCCGGACGACTACCCGAACATGATAGAGAACCTGTCAGCATACATGAAGGAAAAGGGCAAGTTTTACGCCGATCATTACGCAACCATGACGAGATGGAGAAGGGAGGACGAAGCACGGAAAAAAGAACAGGAACCACCGAAAAAGAAGCCGCTGGATGTATATGACTACTTCATCACCCACGCTTTGCAGGCATAACGAAGAAAGAAGGAAAGAAAGATGACAGATGACAACGACCGCTGCCCAGTTTGCGGAAAAGAAAGAAAAAAGTATTTATTGCTATTTGGCACGACACAGGAATTTCACGTGCTCTGCGATTGCGAAGCCAGAAAGCGAGACGAAGAACAACAGGAGAGACGGATGCAGGCAAGGGCGGAAGAAATACAGCGAAACCGCTCGGCGGGATTTACAGACCCAAAGATGAAGGCCTGCACATTTTGGAATGACGACGGAAAGAACCCGGCTTTAATTGCTTTTTGCAAGAATTACGTGGCGCATTTTCCGCAATTCAGAAACGAAGGCAAAGGCCTGCTGTTTTGCGGACCCGTTGGAAACGGCAAGACATACGCTGCCGCCGCAATTGCGAACGCTTTAATTGATCTTGAATACAGAGTCCTGATGACGAACATGACACGCATCATCAACCACATGTGGAAAGAGAACGACAAAAACGAGTATATAGACAGTTTGAAATCATACGCGCTTCTGATCATTGATGACTTTGCAGCGGAGAGAAACACGGACTATATAAATGACATAGTTTTTCAGGTGATAGACGCCAGATACAGAAGCGGCCTGCCGCTGATCATAACCACGAACATGCGTGAAATTGACCTTGCAGAACCGAACGAACTGGCAAAGCAAAGAATATACAGCCGAATCCTGGAGATGTGCCTGCCGGTAAGCGTAAGGGGCGAGGACAGGAGAAAAGTGAACAGCAAGAAAACATATGATCATTACTTGCAGATTTTGAAAGGGGAAGAACAGGGATGAGACCATGCATGACGCCGCAAAAGAAATAAACGGACACCCTACTAATATTTCAAGGGCATGTAAGAATAATAAAAACTATAAAGGATTAAAATGGCAATTTGCCAAATAAAAGGAGGTGATGAGTGGTGAAACATTTAGGAAGTGTTTGCGATATAAATGGGGCTTTAATTGAAGCTGTTGATTGCATTACTGGTGGTTCACCCTGCTAGCCAAGATTTAAGTGTGGCCGGAAAAAGGGCAGGCCTTGCCGGAGAGCGGTCGGGGCTTTTCATGGAACAAGTAAGAATAGTAAAGGAGATGCGAAATGCAACAATTGACAATAGAGGACTGGCTCGGCCAAGATTTATGGTCTGGGAAAACGTCCCAGGAGCATTCAGCAGCAACGGAGGAAAAGACTTCCAAGCCGTCCTCACAGAGATCATCAGAATCAAAGAACCAGAAGCCCCTGATGTGCCTGTGCCTGAAAAAGGAAAGTGGCCCCACGCCGGGGAGTTACACGATGAGATGGGAAGATGGTCTATCGCATACCGACTTCATGACGCGCAATTTTTCGGAGTACCCCAGCGCCGGAAAAGAATCGCTCTGGTCGCTGACTTTGAGGGGGGGGCAGCAGCAGAAATCTTGTTTGAGCAATATTCTGGAAACGAACCCAGACCCGAAGTACAACCTCAGCCCGAAAGCGTGTCAGGGGATTCTGAACAGAGCAGAGCGCAGAGGAAAGACCCTACCGGAACAGTTAGAGAAAGCACTTCGGAAACAAGCGGGGGGGGGTACTTATGATGTCCGAATAAGCAGCGATGGAACGCAGAACTGGCGTGCGCATTGTTACGAAACAGAAATCAGTCGAGCACTTGACACAGGCGGTGAGAACCCCGACAGCAACCACGGCGGTGTAGCGATCATTAAAGGTTTGGAAAAATCACAAGGAACTGATCTTTACAATGGAACTGTATCTGGTGAAGTTGCTGTTAGTTTGAATACAAACACCAATGCAACAGGTGCGGGTCCAACTGTAATGACTTACGGTATTTCAGCATACGACAGCAATGCGATGAAAAGCCTGAACCCGAACAGCGGTGTGTACAAGGCAGACACAGCACGGACACTTGACAACAACGGCGGATCACCCGCCTGCAACCAAGGGGGGATGGCAATCGTACAAGGGGCTGACCTGTACAACGGAGCATTGACAGGCGAAGAAGCCGCAACAGTCACAGCAGCGGTCGGCGGAACGAACACAAGCGAGAACGAATCTGCAACCTTGCGAGCGCAGACACACGGACACGAACCATGTATCTGCATTGAAGGCAATGGCACAAGGGAAAGCCACCAAGGCAATGGATGGAAAGAATCCGAAACCATGTACACATTAAACACGATTGAGCAACACGCAGTATTTGAAAACCACGCACAAGACAGCAGATATAGATCGCTTGGCGACACTTGTTCTACGCTTGCATCAAGTTTTGGAACAGGTGGCAACAATCAACCACTTGTGGTTAAAGAACCCGTGTGCATAGGCAACGGACAGGCAGACCAAACCAAAGAGAGCGAACTGGTGGGAGCATTGAACTGCATGCACGATCAGCAAGCGGTGATGACATACGGACTCGACCGGGCATCATACAACCAAGGGCAAAACGCACTTTTTAATTTTTCTATTGAGGAAGAAAAAATCGGAGCACAGGTGGCGAAGGAACCCGGCGCCGTTTGCGCTGTTGATTGCAGAAACGGAAAGGAAAGCGAGATCAATGCCACATTACAGGCAGATGCAGACCACAACACGAACAGCAACAACGTCTGCCGGATTGAAGCGAACGTCCGCAGATTGACACCCATGGAATGCGAACGCTTGCAAGGTTTCCCGGTTTTTTGGACGGATATCGGCGAATGGACGGACAGCAAGGGAAAAAAGCACAAGCCTGCGGATGCCCCAAGGTACAAGGCACTCGGTAACAGTATCGCGCTGCCGTTTTGGTTTTGGCTCTTGCGCAGAATAAGCGCACAGTATACCAGACAAGCAACGCTTGGTTCACTATTTTCAGGCATAGGCGGCTTTGATTTGTGTTGGGAACTTTGCAACGGTCCGGGAACATCAAGGTTTGTTTCAGAAATTGAACCATTCTGCGTAGCTTTATTAAAGCGCAGATTTGGCGATGATGAAACAGGCGAGAAAGGAGACGCATGGAAATATATAAACCCATAAAAGATTATGTTGAAGAATACGAAAGGGCGAAGGAGGACTGGCCGGAATGAAAAATAGATATAGAGTATGGACGAATTGCTGCTCCATAGACATTTTTGCAAAAACACTTGAGGTGGTTTCTATCAGCGATAGACCGTGTAAAATTAGGCTTTTAGACGAAAACGATTGCCTGCTTGCTGAATTCTATTGCAATATGATAGACGGATGGGCAATAGTTGATTGCCTTGCGAATGATTAAAAATTTCAAAGAAGGAAAAAGAATGCCAATAAAACCTGAAAACAAAAGCAGATATCCGGCGAATTGGAAGGACATCAGAGAGGACATTTTGCAAAGAGCAAACAACAAGTGTGAGTTTTGCGGAATTGCAAACTATACGATCAAGCCGAACGGTGCAAAGGTTGTGCTGACAATTGCACACCTTGACCACACGCCGGAAAACTGCGACTATAACAACCTGAAAGCGTTATGCCAAAAGTGCCATAATACATATGACGCAAAACACAGAGCAGAAACAAGACGAAAAGGAGCAAAAGAATGAGAACGGATAAGATTTGCAAAGATGCAATTAAACAGGCAATATTTTCAGTAAGAGAAGCAGAAAAGAAAGCGCTCGATACTGATTACAGCGGAAAGCTGGATTTGATAAGGAATCTCACCGAGGTTGAAAAAAGACTGGACACCATAGCAAACTGCGTGGCGGTCGAGCCGATAAAGATTGACGAAGATACAGACCTAAAGGATTTGTACGATGATGGTCTCATAAGTCTTAGGACATTGCAGTGTTGCAAGAGAGCAGGCATCGACAAGATGAAAGATGTCTGTCAGCTGACAGAAGACCAGATGATGCGGGTCCGCAATCTTGGAAAGAAAAGCTTTGACGAAATTAGAAAAATCATGAAAGAAAACGACATGCAGTTTGCAATGGAGGAAACGATATAATGGCAACACATGAGTTAAAATAGCCAAGAAGAAGCGTAGAAAGGAAGCAGAAGAAAATGGCTAAATTACCAACATACGAAGAAATGGCGAAAAAAGTTGCAAAAATAGCAATGGACGAGTTTCTATTTGACGGCAGATCAATTAGAGAGTGGGTTCAGCTTATCGCATCAGAAGATGCGATAAGCAGACAGGCGGTGCTCGAATATATTGAGGGAAGTGAAGCAGAATTAGGACATAGTTCGGAGAATGAGTTAGTATGTCAAGATATTAAAGACTTGCCATCCATCCTGCCGCAGTCAAAGATAAAGATGGGGGAATGGATAGATGATAAGTGTTCTATATGTGGAAAAGGGATTAGAGATTTAATATATAGCCCTGAATGGTATGAAAATGAAAGGCCGAATTTTTGCCCCTTTTGTGGGATGAAGATGGAGGCAGAAAGCGAGATCTGAAAGAATTGCCCGATGAAGAAAATCATGGAAATGTTTGGAGGAAATAAATGACGGACGAAGAAATCCTCGCTATGATCGCGAAGTATGACACCAAGGACAAGCTGACATGGACGGACGAAGAATGCAGGATATGTGGCAGACAGCTCAACTCTTGGGACATCAGGATCTGCAAGGCGTTGCTGATCGTACCGCACGAATGTGAGGAATGTATCGCCGGGGAAGAATACGGAATGACGGTTGATGCACTCCGGGCGAGGATGCTCGAAAAGTTCGGCATGGAACCATGCAAGGGAATCTGACATGAGAGAATACAACGAACTAACAAAGAGACTGCTCGCCGAGGGCTACACCACAGAAAAGCATCCGGCATATGTACGAGTAGCAGGCGGACAGTTCGGCGATGGAAACGCACTCAACAACCTATATGGCGGTTTTGAGTATTTGAGAATGTATGCAGACGACCGCACATACGAGACATCGTGCGGACTGCTATGCAAGGGCAGAATGGCGATGGACTTATGCCATAACGGAAAAACATACTCGCACGAGAATGACAACCCGGTCATACATTGCCCAATGCATAACAATGACTGCAGCCTGCTGAAGACAACAAGCATACACGGCATAGACGGCGCGTTATGCCCCGTTAAGGCCACAAGCAAGCCATATGACCAAATACACAGCGCAGAAGCAGAAAAGTCGAAATTCGATGCGTGGCGAAGCCAGAAGAGGGATGAATACATCGCACAGCATCCGAGGCATTGCTCAAACCATTTGAGGTGGGACGACAAGGCCAAGGAATGGACATTCATCTACAACCCATTGAATTGCCGGCCATTCAACTGCACCGGAAAGAAATGCCCGGTATTAGGTAAGACGATCAGACCGGACAAGGGCAACATCTTTTTTGATATCGAGGCAAACTTCCCCGACAGGAGCAAAGACGGCACATTTTTCGAGGGTGAGCGCATCACGGAAAAGACAATCGGCATCCAGTACTTCGACAAGCCGGAACTATTAGACATATGCGAGGCCTGCATCAGGGCAGAGAAAGACCACATTCTTTGGACAATCGAAACGAACAAAGTAGCGAAGATGTATGGCAGCTGGCTGCTTTTTCAGGCAAGTCTCGGAAAGATTGACTTCAGATATAAGATTCTGAACATGAGGGCGGAAAAGCGGAATGTTCGCGATCTCGAACAAGACCTTCAGGATGCCGAAAATGGCACGATCATCCGGAGCGCAGCCGAGGAAGAACGGAGAGAAAAAGCAGAGAAAAAAGAACGCAGAGACAAGGCCAAGGAAAGAAGGGCGCAGCAGGCACGCAAGCTCATTATAACCAAAGGTCTGCAGGAAATGGACGAGTTCGAGCGCAAGAGGGCGTTCAAGATCCTTACACAAGCGGAAGTATTAAGCGCACAGCATGAGCATGATGATGCGCAAAAAAGGAAAGAACACGAACCCGTGCAGTTATCATTTTTTGACATGATATTGGGCACGGAGAAAGGATGAAAGATGCAGAATATGAAAATAACACAAGCACAAGGTAACGGACAAGGACAATGCGCATTATGCAAAAAGCGTAATAAATGGAATGTTCAATGGATGTGTTTCCTCTACAAGGTGGAAGGGAAAGAAGGAGTTTACTGCAAGAATTGTGCAATTGAAATTGAATTGCAGAACTTTATTGATAGCAGAAAGTGAGGTATGATGATGCTAACAATATCAGAAATCATTAACGCCATCCATGAGGGTGGCGTAGAAGTTGAAGTGTTTCAGGCCCTATCCGAATGGATAATAAAAGATAGAGAACAACGATTTAATGATGCTCTTAGTCAAAGAGCTGTGATTGGAGCCATTAGAAAAATAGCAGAACAAAACCCAAACAAGAAGAACGCTATTGACGGCATAAGAAAACTTTGTGGAGATGATAAGAAAGGCAACAAAAAGGAGAGTGCATGAAATGTATATCAAACCTAATGAAAAAATGAAAGCAGTCGGAAGAGAGAAAGGACTTTCAGGGTTGGATGTAATAAGGGGCTACGGCATTTTCGACCAGACCGGCATTCTTGAAATCAAACGCTATAACTGTATGTATGTCGGTACAGGCATTGATGAGTACGATAATGTCACTAACGTAGATTGTGCTGTACAGGCTCAGAAATGCGGCTATTGCAGTATTATTCCGGTTGATGAACTTCCCGAACATATGATGTATGAGGGCAAGGACAGGCGCTACTATGGCTATGTAGATACTCCTGAGAACCGTGAAAGAATACGTCAGTTCTATGCAGACCAGAATGAGGCAGAAATGACAGCAGAAAGCGAGGAATAAAAATGGAATACAAGGGCGGAATGATTTCCATTGTAGAAGAAGAAGAAAAGGTTGATGTTGTACCAAAAGACAAAAACAGTGTTGAAGTAATACCTTACTCGGTTGTATTTCATGCCGATGGTGTATATCGAGTGAATGTGAGTAATAAGCGAGTCACGATAACCAAGGAGGGATAAACATGGCTGATATAGAATTAGTGATTAAGATTCCTGAAGAACTAAAAAATAAAATAGATAATGCAAATGAAGATAATTATAGTTTCTATATACGGTGGTTTGAAACGACATTATATTGCGCAATCAAGAACGGCACATCACTGCCAGAAGGACATGGGCGGCTGATTGATGCAGATGCATTGGATGAGGCCAAGGAAATGGTAGACACATTTGGCGGTGGTTGTAAATATGCTGTGAGAATGGATAATATCAGATTGATACCGTCCGTCATCAAAGCAGACAAGGCAGAAAGCGAGGGATAAGGAATGACGAGAGCAGAGTTAATGAATCTTGTTGGGAAGAAAGTAATGGTTTATTTTAAGGATGGCGAAAGAGCCATCTATGGGACATTAGGATATGTTGACGAATTTTCAGAAAAATACTTATTTCGCAAGCCTGGTTATTTTTTCATAGGTTTTACAATATTTAAGGTAAGCCATATAAGAAAAGTGGAATTGTAGAAGCAGACGAAAAGGAGCAAAAGAATGAGAACGGATAAGATTTGCAAAGATGCAATTAAACAGGCAATATTTTCAGTAAGAGAAGCAGAAAAGAAAGCGCTCG